TTCAAATAAATTCAAACAGTTCCCTGCATATTCTGGGCGGTCAGGTCGTGGATCTCGCGGATGGTTCATTTATCCAACCCTTCGCAGAATTCAGCCTGAATTGATTAACAAGTGGGAAGAAAGTTTCAATCGCATTATTAAGGAATGGATCTAATGGCAACCGGTAATAGAACTTTAAAGTTATCAATCCTCGCCGATGTTGATGATCTAAAAAAGAAGTTAGGCGAAGCCGACAAGGTTGTCGAAACTAACTCAAGTCGAATTGCAGATTTTGGAAAGAAGGCTGCTGCTGCATTTGCCGTAGCTGCTGCTGCTGCCGTTGCCTATGCTAGCAAATTAGCCATTGATGGGGTCAAGAGCGCAATAGAGGATGAGCAGGCACAATTAAGGTTAGCCAATGCCTTAAGACAAGCCACAGGCGCTACTGATGCCCAAATAAAGGCAACTGAGGACATGATCCTTCAGACTAGCCTTGCAACTGGCGTTGCCGATGACCAATTAAGACCGGCATTACAAAGATTGGCAGTATCTACAAAATCAACTGAGGAAGCACAAAAGTTATTAACTCTTGCTTTAGATATTAGCAAAGCATCAGGTAAAGATTTAGAAACTGTTACTAATGCTTTAGGTAGAGCACAGGATGGAAATGTTACTTCACTTGGTAGATTAGGTCTTGGCTTATCAAAAGCTGAATTATCAACCCTTACATTTACTGAGGTTCAACAGAAACTTGCTGATCTTTATGGTGGCGCAGCAGCTACAAATGCCGAAACCTTTCAAGGAAAGATCGATCGCTTAAAAGTAGGATTTGATGAAGCTAAAGAATCCCTTGGCACAGCATTACTTCCAACAGTTGAGCAGTTTATTACATTCTTAAATGAAACCGGCATCCCAAGCCTAAATGCTTTTATTGCAGGACTAACTGGAGCAGGTGGATTAAATCAAGGATTTACCGAAACTCAAAGAAATGCAGAATCTTTTGGTAGAGCAATTGGTGTTGTATCTGGAATCATTTCAGGATTTATTACATTCTTGCGTGAGGCAATTGGCTTAGTCGTATCTTTAGCCAATGAGTTAATCAGAGTTGTAAATATCATTCCGGGTGTTAATGTGGGTTCATTACCTAATCCAGCACCATCAGCTAGTAGATCATCATTACCTAAAGTGCCTAGTTCGACCGGTAACTTTGGCGGTGGCGGTATGGGTCAAATAACAAACATAACTGTTAATGCTGTGGATGGCGAAGGTGCTGCAAGAGCCGTTGCAAAGGTAGTTAATCAATCAGCTGCTCGAAGCGTGCCATTATTTACTGGTAATGGTATTAGACTTCAATGAGTGCTTTTACACCTGACTGGAAACTAACTGTCGGTGGTGTTGATTATACTGACATAGCAATAAGCGACATTCAGCATGAAGCAGGTCGCACAGATATTTACCAACAGCCATTACCATCTTATTGCTCAATTACCTTTATCGCTTTAAATGGCCAAACCTTACCTTTTGACATTAATGATTCTTTTGATCTACAAATCAAAGATTCAGCTGGATCTTATGTAAGTTTATTTGGTGGCGACATTACCGATGTGACTGTTGAGGTCGGTGCTACTGGATCAGCTGCCACAGTTGTTCAATACACGCTTATTGTTATGGGTTCATTAGTTAAGTTAGCAAAAGAAATCTTTAATGACAACATTTCTCAAGATGAAGATGGAAACCAAATCTATGAGATTCTTTCAAGTGTATTATCAGGAACTTGGAATGATGTGCCAGCAGCTACTCAATGGAATACATACGATCCAACTATTCAATGGCAAGATGCAGAAAATCAAGGACTTGGCGAAATAGATCAACCGGGTCTTTATACCATGAGTTCTCAATCAAATGTTATTGACACGATCTACAATGTTGTTTCAGATATTGCCAATTCAGCGTTTGGTGTAATTGGCGAGGATAATAGCGGAAACATATTTTATGCAGATGCTGACCATCGCAGAGATTATCTTTTAGTTAATGGTTATATTGAATTAGATGCTCGCCATGCGTTAGGCGCTGGCTTATCTACAATTATGAGATCAGCAGATGTTCGTAATGATATTTATATTAATTATGGCAATAACTACAATTCACAGGTTACTTCCACCAATGCAGCTTCGATTGCCCTATATGGCTACAAAGCCGAAACAATTAACTCTCGAGTTCATGGAGCTACGGATGCTCAAGATATTGCCGACCGATACATAGCCCAAAGAGCTTATCCAGTACCAGCATTCCAATCGATCACTTTCCCAATTACTAACCCTGAAATCGATAACTCAGATCGGGATGATCTACTAGGTGTATTTATGGGGATGCCGGTAGATATTCAAAACCTACCTACTCAAATCTCAGGTGGGGCTTTTCAAGGTTATGTTGAGGGCTGGTCATGGAGCACTAGGTTCAATGAACTGTTTTTGACAATTAATGTTTCTCCAGTCGCATTTAGCCAAGTGGCGATGCGTTGGAATACCATGCCAATAACAGAGGCTTGGAACACAATCGAACCAAGTTTGACTTGGGAATACGCTACAATAGTCGCATAGGAAAAGGATAAAATGCCAACTACTACAAACTTTGGATGGACAACACCAGCCGACACCGATCTAGTTAAAGATGGTGCTGCTGCAATTCGCACGCTTGCAGGAAATATAGATACTTCATTAGTTGATCTTAAAGGTGGAACAACTGGTCAAGTTTTGTCTAAAAATTCAAATAGTGATTTAGATTTTACTTACATAACAGTAGGTTCTCCAGCCAATGCAACAGCAACAGTTGCAACTCAAGAAACAACATCATCTGCAACTTACACAGATCTTACAACTGCTGGCCCTGCCGTAACAGTAACTACTGGAACAAAAGCATTGGTAATTTTATCTTCTAATATGAGAGATCGTGAAGATCGTGGTTGGTTTATGAGTTACGCAGTTTCGGGTGCAACAACTATTGCAGCAAGTGATACTACTGCATTATCTATGGTAACACCGACCCAACCTGCTGGTATTTATCAAGTAAGTTTTGCAAATGTTGTTACATTAACTGCTGGATCAAATACTTTTACTGCTAAATACAGAACAATATCAACTGCTCATAGCGCAACATTTTTGAACCGCTCAATATTTGTGATGAATCTGGCATAAGGAGTAAAACATGGCAATTACATCAAAAGAAATAAATCTATCTCAATTAGATCAAGAATTAGGTGGGCAAGGTCTTTGTGGTAATTTTAACGATCCGCAGAAAAAAATTGTAAAGGTTGCAGACAATTCAACTGTAACCGAAGAAGAATTGGAAACTGCAATTAAAGCACATGTTGCTGGACCAACTGCTGATGAGATTAGATATTTAAATCGCCAAGAAGGTATCGCTAAATTAAAAGAATTAGGATTTACCGAAGCACAAATTCAAGCTTTAATCAATGCCTAATGAAGCCTTGGTTATCTAAAGCTGCTGAAACTTTTAGGGATCAGGTAAATGACTGCTTCCCTGATCGCAAGCGCACAGCTGATGGATGGATTGGTGATGCTCGCCATTCAGCCAGAGTCAGTCAGCACAACCCAAATGAACAGGGTGAGGTATGTGCCATCGACATTGACGCTCGCCTATCTGACCAAGAAGGAGTTAGTTTCGATTTGGCAGATCAGGTTCGACTCGCAGCAAAAAAGGATAAGCGTATTTATTATGTGATCCACGCTGGCAAAATTGCTAGTGCTAGATCATTATGGAAGTTTAGAAAATATACTGGAATTAATCCCCATCATAAGCACATCCATATCTCTTTCAAACCAGATCAAAATGGCAAGAAGTTCGACATCCCACTACTGAAAGGCAATTAATGAAACTATCTAAAAAACACAAAGCAGCAATTAAGTCATATTTGAGAGCTGTGGCAGCTAGTGGAATTACAGTTGCCTTAGCAATAGTGGCTGACATACATCCAGCCTATGCAACTATGCTTGGTGCAATTGTTGCGCCTATTGCCAAAGCGTTAGATCCAAAGTCCGGGAGCGAAGCTGATTATGGAATTAATGCGTCATGACCGCAAACGAATGGGTTGGCATAGCCGTTGGAGTAAGCGCGGTATCTACAAGTTTATTACTGGGTCTGCGCTGGGTTATTAAATCTTACTTACAAGAATTGAAGCCAAATTCTGGAAGTTCGATAAAGGATCAAATTACTAGACTTGAACAGCGTGTTGATGATCTGTTTGTCTTAATCAGTAAGCGATAATTTTGCTATGGCGAACACACGAAAACGCACACCACGCAAAAAGGTTAATCGGAGAGTAGTTCGCCAAACTCCTGAACCATTATCAAAGTTAGATCAATTCTATATTGCAAAGCATGAAATGTTTAGAGCTGCACGCAAGGCTGGATTTAATGAATCCTGTGCGCTTTACCTAATGGATAATCCCGAATCAATGCCTGACTGGATCGTAGGCGACAAAGGAATAATCCCAACTATCCCAACTCCAGATGAGGATGACGATTAAAACTAATCGTAGGTATTTAGTAACACCGGATTTGCAAATTCCACTACACCATCCAAAAGCAGTTGCCAATTTGATTAAGATGGTCAAGCACGAGAAGTTTGATTATGTATTAAATGTTGGTGATGAAATGGATTTAGGCTCACAATCGCGTTGGGCAAAAGGCACAAAGTTAGAGTTTGCTGAAACATTAGATGAGGAAAGAAAACTAGGCCAAGAGATACTTTACGATCTAGGCACGACCGATATTGTCCGGTCAAATCACACAGATAGAATTTATCAAACATTACTCAAAGGTGCGCCATCACTTATTGGATTGCCAGAATTGGCTTATGACAAGTTTATGGATTTCAGTAGCTTAGGGATTAGATTCCATAAGAGAGCCTACGAGTTTGAAAAGGGCTGGCACTTGGCTCATGGCGATGAAGGCAACATGTCTAAGCATGCCGGTATAACAGGCCTTAATTTGGCCAAGAAATGGCATTCTAGCGTGGTTTGTGGGCATTCGCATAGGCAGGGTGCAGTCCGACACCAAACTGGCTTAAACGGCCGTTATTCAACGATTTGGGGCATTGAGGCAGGACACCTAATGGACATGCGTAAAGCTTCTTATCTTAAATACAATTCAGCCGATTGGAATATGGGCTTCACAGTCCTAAGTTTTGGCAAGAAAGGCCATCAAGTAGAGCTGATCCCAGTTAACCATGACGGATCATTTACTTATAATAGACGGACTTATGGGTCTTGAAACCGATTATAGGGATCGCACGATTGATGACCATATCGATGATTTTGAGGATCTTGGCGTTATCTAATCGTTATAAAACACGCCGTAAGTAGTTAACCAACTGTCCTTGCTTTAAGTCATACTTTCTGTATCAGACATTTGTCTGGTATTAGGGAGCAAGCATGGAAATAGTAGGATACGGATTTATTATAGGCTGTTTAATTGGAGCAGCTTTATATTTCTGGGATGAACACCGCAAACAAGAAATTTACGATAATGGCTATTATGCCGGTAGAGCTGCTGGATGGC